GTGTTCCTACGTTGCCAAGGCAACTCGGAACGCTCCGAGATGTTGTTCATATAATCTAATTTTTTGATTCAATTGAATTTGTTTTATCTATATTTAAAATATATTTATTAAAATTTTCTATTGTACTCAATTTCGATTGAATAATATTAATATCTTCCTCCATTTTTTCAAGATCAAAAATTTTTTCTCTAAATATATTAAACCAATTTTTATTTTTTTGATAATCTAAATATTTATCATCCTCAATCAATTTAGATTTTATTTTTGATATAGTATATTTTTCGGCGATATTATTATCAACTATATTAATTTCATCTTCCAATTTAGTCATGAATTTATTTAATTCATTTTTCTTTTTTTTTCTATTGATTATTACATTTAAAATCGATTTTCCATTGGATATAATATCACTATTATACTGTAAATTTTCTAATTTAATATCATTTTCCATTATGTAAATCATTGTATCTAATAACTGTGATGTTTTATTTTTTTCTATTTGGGTCAGATAAAGATTATAATCCTCTAAATTTTTTAACGATTCTATATGATAAAATAATTTCTCAATATTATTTAATGATTCTAGATAATGATCAAAACATATATCATAATCATCTAAATCTTCTACACGACTTCTAGATTTATTTATAATTTTTTCATCGAAATTCACTTTAAAATCATATTTAATACCTATTATTTCATCATTATTATCTTTATCTTTTTGCAATTTAAAAATATTATCTATATTCAATATTTGGTTTACATCTAAATTGAAATGAAGATAAATCAAATTATTTTTCATTTTGGATTTAATATAGATATTTTTAAATATTTTACCATTGGTAACGACTAATTTATCTTTCTGACAATATCTTATCTCTATTTTTTTTTTTATAGGTAAAATATCATCACCATCAAATATTAAAATCTTTTTAAGATTATTGTGATATAAATAAATTGGTTCCAAATTTTTGATTTTGAAATGATAATCAGAGATAATTACATTTGGATTTTCTAATGCTGAACATAAAATTGTACCTTTCCCTAAAGCTTCATCAGCATTTAATGTATATGCGATTTTATTATTAGTTTCCTCCGACAAAATTTTTTTGAAAAATAATAATCTAGAGCTACCACCAACCACTTCAACTTTTTCATATGAACAATTATTGACGAATATATTTAGACTATTTCTTATTTTTTCGTATTCTTCATGTATAATATTCTCAAAATCGGTTTCATTAAGAATAATATCTAAATCTTCATCAGGAGTTATACAATCAATATGGATATGATATTTTTTATTAAAATTGAAATTTTTCTTAATTTTATCGCATTCTTTTAAAATTTTAAGATGAGATTTAATATTTAATTGATCAAGTTTACAAAATTTTTTAATTATATAATTTTTTATCATTTCATTAAGAAAAAATCCACCAACATTATTAAGTATTTTTTTTTTTATAATATTATAAGAGTTATTCTTAAATTCAACTAAAAACATATTTAAATGAATATCTCCATAGTCCAAAAATAAAATAGTTTGCTTTTCATCATTAATTTTACCATTTAAATTATTAAAAAATCCATAATGTAATGATATTGAATCTGAATCATTAATTAACCTTACATTTTTTATATTAGAAATCTTAAACGAATCTAAAATTTTTTGTCTTTGATAAAAATCAAAATCATCTGGAATTGCTATACAAAATTGATCATCATTTTTTAATTTTAAATATTTTTTGAAACTATTAATTGTCATTGATATAATCTCTTCTAAATAATATGAACAATTATTTACATTTATATTAATAAAAATGGATTCTTCTGACTTTTTTTTATCCACAACAACTTTATTTTCCATAAATGATGTATATTCATAAAATTTATCATTTTCATAATTTAATAATAATTTTAAATTAAATATATTATTTTTATAATTATTGATGTAAAAATTAAATCCTTCATCCCAAAAATATCTTTTTTCTTTAAACGATACAAAATTTAAAAATTTCCTATTTGATTCTGGAGATAATATTAAATCAAAATTATTTTTTTTTATTTCAAAAACTTTACTATTTTTATTACCATAATCGATAGCTACTGTTTTCATATGATTAATATAATTAAATTATCTTTGTTTTTTTTTATATAATTTTTATATATTTACTATAAAAATCAAATACATTTAAACTATTAATTATTAATTTTTTTCAACTATTTTTTCTAACTCCTTATTTTTTTGTATATTTTCCCATCTTTTAATAAATTCCGATTGTGCTGGATTTAATTTATCTTTTGCTATATCCGATAAAAAAAAATTTATTTTATCAACCTCTGGAAATTCACAATACTTTCCTGAATTTTTAGGATATTCCATTGAAAATGTTTGACTTTTATAATCATAATTCATTGATGGATTTGGATCTTGAATAATCCAAGCATGAACAATTTTACCACCCTTTTGTCTTACTGCCCCCAGATATAAAAGATTTTCTTTTGCTTCTTTTGATAATTCTATCCCTGTTTCTTCATTAAATTCTCTAACTGCAGTAGATTTTAAACTTTCATTTTTTTCAACAACTCCCTTCGGTATACTCCAACAATTTTTATCTTTATTTTTAAAGTAAGGTCCACCTGGATGAACACATAAATAATAATATTGATTGTTTAATATTCTGTACATGATAATACCACAACTTATTAAATTTTTTTTTTTTTTTTGATTATCATTATCATTATCCCATTCTTTTTTATTTAAAATTCTTTCATTAAATTCTTTAGATACTTTCATAATTATAATAATTATATAATAATTATATATATAATTTTTTTATTAAATAAACTTCAAAAAAAATTTTGATACAAAACATCCATCATGATTTCAAAGAATAGAATTATTTTAATTCCAAATATTGGTAATAAAAAAAATTATAAATATAAAATGCAAAATTTTAATAATAAAAATAAATAATATTAGCAATTTTATTTGAATAAGAAAAACAACGATTAATTTCTACAATATATTAAATAGTATATTAAATAATTTATCTAATAAAGTTATAAATTTATTTTATTTTATATCTTTATATTAATATTATGGCTGATTCAAATACAAATGATAATGAAAGTTCAAATTTCATAAAATATTTATTATTTAATTCATTTATTGCCTTTTTTATAGTCTTTCCCGTTTTAGTTCTTAGTTTTTTAGGAGGATCCATATTGGTATCTTATCATGCCGATGATTCTAGATCAAAGAAGATAATGTATTTTATTTTAGGTTTCATATTGAATATATTGGTATTATTTTGGTTTATTTACACTTGTAAAATTTCTAAAAAATCCTTACCTATAGATGCAAAAGCATTTGATATTTTTTAATCAATAAAAATTGTGATAATTAAAAAAAAAAAAAATTGATATCTAAAACATTTTAAAAATCATAAGAATGAAGTGGGATCCAAGCAAACATATTTTACAGAATTATGACGACTTTGAAATGAAACGAAATCCGAGCAAAGTATTTAGAAATTTATCTCATAATAGAATTATCAATCCTAATGATTGGAATAGAAATCTGAACAATAATCTTGATAATCTTGACGATCATATTGATAAAAAGAAGAAAAAAAAAAAATGTCAAAAGCAGAAATCATTAAAACGAAAAATAAAGAACGATTGGAAAAGAATAAAATATTAGATGAAATCGAAAAAATTAATAATTGTGATTTGCCCTTAGGATTGGATATTAGAACTGAAATTGGAAAATATTTTAAATCATTGAAATGTTTAAAATATTTTTATACACACAAACATATAAAAGAAATATTTGATATATGGTATTGTTATGAATCAATATATATCCAAGTTCTTGATAATATAAAAAAATCCAAATCTAAAAATAAATTTTCAAAGGAACATTTGTCTATAGATTATGAAAATATTTTAATCAAAACATATGAAATTTTCTTAAAAAAAACGAATAATAATAAAATATATTATTTAATGGAAAAAATGGGTTCCTATATTTATCCTTTGAATTTTACTAATTATTATCAAAAAGAGCTAATTTTAGATAATTGGCAATGTAATGCATTAGATATGATAGATAAAAAATTATCTATTTTATTGTGTGCACCTACATCATCTGGTAAGACATTTTTAACTCTATATTTATTAAAGAAGCATAAAAATATAATATTTATAGTTCCTACCTTACCATTGGCATTACAGGTTGCATCTTTATTTTATCATAACATTCAAAATGATTTATGGATTATTGATGAAAATTTAATATATAAATCTGGAAATAATCCGGAAATTATCATTGGAACTCCAAAATCGCTTGAAAAATATATTGATCAAATAAATTTAACAGAAATTACAGCATTGGTTGTTGATGAGATTCATGAGATTAGTCTAAAACCTTCTATTGAAAGATTAATTCATATAATTTTAAAACAAGAACAAGAAATACAATTTCTAGGATTATCGGCAACTATAAGTAATCAAGATAATTTTTTGAAGTGGTTAATAAACTTTGATAAGTCAATTAAATTAATAAGTGTTCAAGATCGTTATTTTAATTTAAGTAGATTTCATTATGACAATCAAAAAGATAATTTAAATCGTCTATCGCCATTACATACAATTAATAATCTAGATTTGGATCATGATGATATAATTCATAATTTTACTCCAAATGATACGATTCATTTGTACAATGAAATTAAAAAGTTTGATAATACTATAATTAATCCAAATTTATTTTTTGACAAATTGGAAAGTCCTTTGAAATTGAAAGATTGCAAAATTTATAGTAATTATTTGATGAAACAATTATTAAATAATAGCTATAAAACTGATCTTCTTTTAAAGACTCATAATGAATTTAATGATATGGAAATTGATAACAATATTAATATTTATAATTTATGTCAGACATTATCTAAAGAAAAGAAAACACCTGCCATCTTATTTAATCTTGATGATAATATTTTAACAAGTAAGTTTAAAGAACTTATTAAAACTTTTGAACAAAAAGAAATTGAACAATATCCAAAATATTATAAGGAATTAGAAAAACATAATAAAGAATTCAATACAAAAATGGAGGAACGTGAAAAAATAATAAAGAAATTTAAAAATGAAAATAAAAGAATTGAATGGGAAATGGATAATCCACCACCTGATCTACCACCCCAAATAGGTCAACCGCATCAAGATTTTGTTATTCCAATTAAAAATATTAATGCTTCTAATGATTCAATAATTGATGTTAAAACTAAATTATACAAATTATATGTTAAAAATAACATGAAAAATCAAATCCCAAATTTATTAGAATTATTCAATTCGCTACAAAGAAATATTGCTATTTATAAAAAAGATCTTCCTAATGAATATCTTCGTTTAGTTCAAGAACTGATGCAACAGAAAAAAATAGCAATTCTATTTTCTGATAAGGAATTAGCATTTGGTATTAATATGCCAATAAAATCTGTATGTTTTATGGGAGATTCGATAAATCTAAATAATACATTATTTCAACAAATGGAAGGACGTGCTGGAAGAAGAGGTTTAGATAAAGAAGGTAATGTGATATTTAGTAATATAACTAAAAAACGTATTCTCGAACTAACAAATGGAAAACTATTACCAATTAGTGGATCTAAAAATATTGTTTCTGACTATATATTTTCAATGCCAGAGATTCCTAATAAAAAAAAAATATTAAAAAGTTTATTAAAAAATAATTTATACAATTTTATGAATAAGGAAGATCCCATCAAAATCAATATTAAAGAAGCCATAAATAAAAATTATAAATTAAATGAAAAATTTCAAAAATTGCTATGGAAATTATCTGATTTTGATAAATCAATTAAAATAATTTATTTTATGAAATGGTTTATAGATCAAAAATCATTACATAAAAGATTTTCTGAATGTGATGATTCATTTGTATTTAAACTATTTTATTTAATATATTTTGATAATTATTCCGAAATCATTGACTGTCAACTTCAATTTAAAAATCAAAAAGAGATTATATGTAAAGAATCACTTTTGGAATATTTCGCTAGTAATGATTTTCTTGTTAAAGATTTTAATAAAATAGATAATAATTTATTTAATTATTTTAAAAATAATTTTATCCCTTATGAAATTAAAAGTAATAAAACAAAACTTTCTATGATTAAAATGAATATAAAAAATCTTAAAGATATATTTCTACATTTGAGGAATCATTTTAGAGAGACATCTATGGAATTAATCCTTAGAAAAATTTGGAGAAGATTATTCTGGTTATTTAAATCTATTTCTTTATAAATTAATTTGCTAAAGCACCCATAGGATCCCAAGGAGGGAATACTTTAGATATTTCATCTTGTGAAAAAGTTAATTCTTCTTGATTTATAAATTTTTTTTTGATGACCACTTGATAAACAAATTCTTTCATCCATTCATTTGACATTGTATAATATCCACTATTTGGTCCTTTAGTGCCCCAACTATTTTCGATTTCCCATCGTTCTATATTACCATATTGATCTATATTATATCCTGTGATTAACATAGCGTGTGTCATTAAACTTTCGCCATATTCAATTCTCTCTTTTTTGTTTAATAATAAATTAATTCCCAAGAACTCTTTTAGATTCATTAGATCAAAATCCATAATATGTTTGGATGAATTTAGATATTTTCCTACATCACATCCGAACCACACTGGTTCATTATGATCAATAGAAGATTTAACTAATTGGATGATTCTATCCATTTTTAAATTGATGTATTTTACATCATCTCCTTCAATCACATTGCCTAGATATTGAACGCTATAATTTTTATTAAATTCGTTTCTAGGATCATGAATAATAGATAAGTAATCATTAACATCCAATTTTACATGATTTTCCAAAAATTTTAGTGGAGTTAAATTATTAATTCTTTTGTAATTATTTTTTTTGTCAACATATTCCCAATAAAAATGTATAGGTGGTTTTCCCAAAAATTTAACTAAAATTAAAAATATTTCATCTAACATTTGTTTTTTAGAAATTTCTTCATTTTCACGAATTTGTTTTGCAAAGGTCCTGAGTTTTTTAGTCAAAATCATATTTAGATCCCTTGAATTACTACTATGTAGCGATTCTGGAAATATAGATTTAGGTACTAAACCATATTTCTTGATTAGATTTGTGCACATTTGCCATTGACCACCATCTTCTAATGGTTCTTTTAATAAAAATTGAATAATTCTAGAGTCTAAATGATGGTTTTTTGTTTCATGAAATGTTTCAATATAATAATTTATTCTTTCAAATTTGTCCCAGAAAAAAAGATAACTTTGTGAAAATTCAAAATCATCTTTGAGATCATAATCATTAATAAATTTATTGCGAATCATATTTAATGCAGCGAAAAGCCAACATCTTCCTGATGATTTTTGATTTGTTACTTTTTGATGTAATTTTACTTTTTTATTAAATAAGTAATGATTTTGATTTAATTTATAACTTGGAATCATAGTATCTCTTAAGTAATTATTATATATACAATAAAAACTACTTTTAGGGATATCTTGATTTATCCAAGTGATTGGATTGATTTTCTTATTTTGGTTGTCTTGACTCATAAATTTATAAATTTATAATATAATTAAAAGTTTAAATAATTTTATTAAAATATATATAAGATATATTAATGGGTAGGAAAGGTAAAACACAAAAACATACAGCAGCTGAAATAGCAAATAAACATAAATTAGCAAAAGAAAAAAATGGTGGAGCTGGTGGTGGCAAAAAAGGATTAGCTGATAGAAAAAAAAATAAAAATAAAATTTCTATCTTATGTAAAATATGTAAAGCAAACCAACCAAGTTTAAAAAGTATGCATATTCATCATACTAGTAAACATTCAAAATTGGTATTTCCCGAATTGGATTATCAAAATCTTTTTGAACAAAATAAATCAGATATATTGTCTAATGATCCAAAACGAATAAAAAAAAAATAAATTAAAAAATATTAAAATGTCTTATTTAAATAATTATTCTAATTATATAATATAAAATGAAACAAATTGGTGGTGAAAATAGCGAACTTAATAAATTGAATCAGCAATTACATATTATTAATGATTTAAAAAAACCTCCTATTGGAAGACCTCCAGATGATAAACATTGGGATCCAATTAAAGGAACCTATGTAGATACTGATGTTAGTGTATTTCAAATTAATCTTAACCCCCAACCTGTTGGTCGTCCTCCCATTGATAAATTATGGAATCCCATTGATGGTATTTATATTGACTTAAATTTGAATAAAAAACCGACAATTAAAAATAAAAGACCAAGAGGCAGAGCTCCAAAAAATAGAATTTGGAATATGGAAAAACAGGAATGGTCGGTAATAGATAAAGAATTATCTGAGATAAATGCGAAAATAAAAGCAGAAAAATTAGAAAAACGAAAGATAAAAAAAGAAAATAAAACTAAAAAAAAAATAAAAAATAATGATAATAGACCTAAAGGTAGAGCACCTAAAAATAGAATTTGGAATGTGGAAAGACAAGAATGGTCTGTATTAGATAAAGAATTATCTTTAAATAATGTTATAAAAAGAAAATTAAAAAAATTCCAAGATATAGAAAATAAAAAAACTAAGAAAAATATGGAAAAGAATAATAATTTGAAAAATCGTCCAAAAGGGAGAACTCCTAAAAATAGGCAGTGGAACGAAGAGCGACAAGAATGGTCAATCATAGATAAAGAATTGTCGTTAAAAAATGTATTAGAAAAAAAATTAAAAGAAATCAAAAAAAAAAAAAAAAAAAAAAAAAAAAAAAAAAAAAAAAAAAAAAAAAAAAAAAAAAAAAAAAAAAAACCAAAAAAAAAAAAAAAAAAAAAAAAAAAATAGAATGAAAAAAAAAAAAAAAAG